TCAAAACTGATGAGACTGCAGACAACTCTTATGGTACTAAGATAGGTGCCAAGTATTCTTTCTAAAAATTATTATGGCCAACCACCAAACAGATGGTAACATGGCGTTCGTTCATGGACGGACACCTGAACCAGAACCAATAGACACTAACCCTAGTGATAAACAACCACCAGGGGTAGACGAAGAAGAGTGGGAACCTCAATCTCTTGAGGAAGCACTCTTGGGTGAGTGATTATGTCAATGAGAACACAATTACTTACTGCTATCAATGCACATGCTCATGGAGAAATCCAAAAGCATCTAGCTAATGTGGAGGTTTATCTAACAAACCCCGCAGGTATCGGAGAACACTCTGATATTACAGAAGCGATTGGTGTAGAGCTTGATAAGATAGCTCGGTATCATGACCAGATAGAAGTAGTAAAAACCTACTTAAAAAATTGAACAGGGTGGGGGCACCTCAGAGTCGGACCCCCTCTCTCTTAGGCTTGTAGCCCAGTACGCTGGATACCTATTAGCCGTCATGACGGTGGGATAGACCACAAAAATTTTTCACATGTGAGAAGAAAGTTAATACAAACAATTATTTATTTTAAAAGAAAATGGCAGTGCATGAAAATGCGGCTAACTCAAATTTAGCCCAACTGACAAGACCAGGTTCCCTGAATGGTGCAGCTGATTCTAGAGCCCTTTACCTGAAATTATTCTCAGGAGAGATGTTCAAAGGATTCCAGCACAACACTATTGCTAGAGACCTTGTTATGAAGCGTACCCTAAAGAGTGGTAAATCTTTACAATTTATCTACACGGGTCGCACAGATGCTCAATTCCATACTCCAGGAAAAAGCATACTCGGTAACGACGCTGGTGCTCCACCAGTAGCTGAGAAGACCATCACTATTGATGACCTCTTAATCAGTTCAGCTTTCGTTTATGAATTAGACGAGACACTTGCGCATTATGAGTTACGTGGAGAGATCTCTAAGAAGATCGGTTTTGCGCTTGCAGAAAAATATGACAGACTAATCTTCAGAGCACTTAGCCGTGGCGCAAGAGCCAAAGCTCCTGTAATGAAGAGTAGCTATGAAGAGCCAGGTGGAACACAAATCAGAGTCGGTACTAACACTGACGCTGATGATGCTCTTAACGCTGGTTTCTTGGTGACAGCCTTCTATGATGCCGCTGCGGCACTAGATGAGAAGGGAGTCAGTCAGGAAGGACGTGTGGGTGTGTTGAACCCAAGACAGTACTATTCACTTATCCAACAGGTTGGTGATAATGGTCTGATCAACAGAGACGAGCAAGGTACATCTCGTCAGAGAGGAAACGGAATCGTTGAGATTGCAGGTATCAAGATCTTCAAGTCAATGAACGTTCCTTTCTTCAGTAAGTATGGTACAAAGTATGCTCCTGCATCTTCACCTACTGCTGCAACCGACCCTGCAACAGTCAACCCAGGTAATACTGGTGACTTTGTTTCAGCAGCTATCGAAGATGGCCGCAACTCCGTAACAGGAATCAATAATGATTACGGACAAGCATCTAACTTCGCTAACTCTTGTGGATTAATCTTCCAGAGAGAAGGCGCAGGTGCCGTTGAAGCTATTGGACCACAAGTTCAAATCACATCTGGGGATGTATCGGTAATTTACCAAGGAGACGTTATTTTAGGACGCCTCGCAATGGGAGCCGATTATCTAAACCCAGCTGCTTGCGTTGAGCTTTATGCTGGTACAGCCACAGCTCCTGCACAGTTCGGTACAGTTCAATCTGCTACCAACAATGCTGGTTACGGTGGATAAATATCGTATATTGGGGGTACTTCGGTACCCCTCCTTTTTTAAATTATGGCAGTCGTATCTTATGGAGCGTCCACCGAACTGGATGCAGTCAACTCTATATTGATGAGTGTTGGAGAGTCACCTGTTAATACACTAAACGTACAAAGCCCTGAAGTGGTTATTGCACAGTCAACTCTTCGGCAAGTCTGCCGTGAAGTGTTAGCAGAAGGGTGGAAATTCAATACAGAAACAGAATACCCTATAACACTTGATACAAATGATCAGTGTATTATACCTAACAATGTACTTCAAATAGACCTTAATCATTTTAAACATTCTGATGCACATGATGTAGTAAGAAGAAGTGATAATGGTATCATGAAGTTGTATGATTTAATAGAACATCAATTTGAATTTACAAGTATAGGTCCAGAAATCTATGTAGATATTGTATGGATGGTAGACTTTGAGGAATGCCCACAAGTGTTCCGTGACTATATAACCGCGAGAGCCGCTAGAATCGCTTCTAACCGTATGGTAAACAACCCGCAGTCTGCAGAGCTTATTTCACAAGATGAAGCTTTTCAGAGGGGTTTAGCTATGGAGTATGATTCTAACCAAGGAGATTATAATATCTTCAATGATCATCAGTACCGCACTAACCCAACCACTGTATATAAACCATTCCAAGTACTACGTAGAAACTAATGGCAGCAATTAATCAACGCATCCCCAACTTTCTAGGTGGAGTATCTCAACAGCCAGACACAATTAAATTCCCTGGACAGCTAAGGGTGTGTGATAATGCTACACCTGATGTTACTTTTGGTTTAAAGAAACGTCCCGCAGGGGAGTTTGTAAAAAAACTAACTAATGCAACAAGCAGTGGTTATTGGTATGAAATCTTAAGAGATGGGAATGAAAAATATTTAATACAAATCACTTCACATGCAAATTGGACAGCAAGTACTACTTATGCAGTAGGTGATACTGTCCATAATGATAACGGAAAAGTATATGTTTGTGATCAAGCAGGTGCTTCAGCAGGTTCAGGTGGACCTACAGGTACTGGATCTAATATAACAGACAATGCTGCTAGATGGGATTATGATGCTAATTTATCTAAATGGATAAGAATATGGGCTTTAGTAGATTTAGAAAGTGGACAAGCAGCTGGTACAGAGTTATCACTAACTAATAGTTCAGGTGATTCTATCTATGCTTATTTAGCTGGAGCAACTCAATCTTATTCTATTCAAACAATCCAAGACTATACTCTAATATGTAATCCACAGAAAACTGTAGGTACTACAGGTAATACTGCTAACCCTATAGATTCAGGTGATTATGCTTTTGCAAGATTAGAGACTATTGCATATAATACTGAATATATTTTATATCATGGTACAGCCCCATCACCTAATACTTACTATCGAGTGACATCACTTAAGGTAGATAGAGGTACAGGTAATGATGGTAATACATGGGATAGTACTGATACAGATGCTAGATATTCTGGTCAAGCACAGTTTTCCTTCTCAGGTGATGCTGCTGGTGTTGATGATACAGGGGCAACTGTAGGTGGTGCTAATATAACATCAGGTATTGAAGGTCATATACTTGTAAACTCAAATCATTATGTTGACAAAACAGAATATAACTGGAAGAATGGTACTCATGGTACTAGAGATCAACAAGGTAATGAGACTGGTACTACTTCAGGTAACACAGATGACTTCTTAGGTTTTACTCAGATTTATCAAACACGTTATACTGCTACTGCTACACTAAGGCATGGCGGTTTAATCAGAGGTACTGAAGCACAAGCTAAGGCTTGTTATATTGATGTTACTGTTGAAAGTATAGATTATAGAGTTTCTGTTGAAAACGTAGAACCAGTAACTACCTTTGAAGGTGTGTCTGGTATTGCTTATCATAAAACACCAAGAAATCCTGATGAAGGTACGTTGAGTATGGCTACAATACTTAATGGTTTAAAAGTTTCTTGTAATAGCAATTTATCTAATGTAACTGCTGAAGTTATTGGTAGTGGTTTATACTTAACTGGTTCAAGTGCTTCTAGTGTTAACTTCTTAGGTGGTGCTATTAATGAAAACATGAGCATCATTGGTCAAAGAGCACAGGATATTTCACGATTACCATCTATGTGTAAACATGGTTATATCACTCAGATTTCTAATACAAGTGATATTAACAGTGATGATTATTATGTAAAATTTGAAGCTGATAATGGTTCTAAAGGTGCTGGTAGTTGGGAAGAATGTGTAAAACCCCATAACTTTGCTGGAACCAGTGCTGCTGATGCTATGGTGAAAGGGTTAGACCCCACAACTATGCCACATGCTTTAGTTAATAATCGTAACGGTACGTTTACATTTAAAAAACTAGATGAAACTACAGCTACTAACGATGGTACTGATAACTATTGGCAGTATAGACAAGTAGGGGATGATAATTCTAACCCTTTCCCAAGTTTCAATGGTTTAAAAATCCAAAATATTTTCTT